CGTTGAGTAATCCGCGTTAGGTAATGGGATATTCACCGCTACCACGCCATCGCCGCCAGCCGTGTACCCGCCCTGCCTCATTGTCCAAGCAAAGACGGGATCACCAACCGCAGGGACTGCGAGCGATCCAAACGCTATAAAAACATCAATGATGTCATTGCCCGCGTCAAAAACTTCGTGGATACCGGTAGTGGCTGAGGGTGACAAGAAAGCGTCTATCGGCCCGCATTGAATATGTGATTGACCAAGAACGCTATTCAGCACCTCGTCACAGTAAGCCGCGACCATTGGGGCGTCTGACACATATCCCACCGTTCCAATGCTTGACGCCTGACAGGATATTTCATACCCGTTGACGTAAATCTTTGTGAATTTCGGATTCCGCCTTGTCATTTACACCTCGTAAAATTCCGTCACGGATAACTGAATCTCCGTGCCATAAAACATATTCCCTGACGGGTCGCTTACCGCTCCAAAGCTCAATACATCCGCAAGCCGTAAATCAATCCCGTCTGATATGTCATCATTGGTCAATATCTCGTTGAGAATCAGCGCGGTATCCTGTACCAAAACGGTATAATTGTCCCCGAGCGACCTGTTAGAACCTATCGGAATATAACAGAACACGTAGGTCATGGTATAACGAACATCCATCCGCTCTAATCCGTCCGTGCCGTAGGTGACAGGCTCAACGGTAAATCCGCTTATGAATCCGTCAGGTTTCGGAAATAACACGCCCCCCAATCTGGTCGCTGATTCCGGTATCTCCGAATCTTCAAGTATCTTCAGCGCTTTGCCATTTGTCAACGTGACTGACAAATCGGCTATCGCTCCAACGAGGGAAGATATTTTTACGCCCGCCATTAGATTCGCCGCCTGAATGGATTGAGTTTTGCCCATGCCACAGCAGGTACGTCCTGCGGAGTAATCACCACCCCGCCCGCCGCTATGGTCGCAACGCTTGACAGGTTTTCACCGAACCGCCGTTTGTACGTAGACAGGCTTATCATGATGCAAGCCTCTGTTATCTGCGCTGGTACTGCGGGCCAACCAAACACGCCCATAACCTTTACGCCCTTCGCCGTTCCAGCCGGGAACCGGTAATCACTATTCGGTGAGGTGACGATCTGTACGTAGGGTCTTCCCTCGAGCGCCGCGTTATAAGGCCATGGGTCAAAGTCTGTTGCAGCCCAAGTGTACGGGTAGGTTCTTAGCCCGTCATCGGTATAAAGCGCCGTGACGCTTACGAGGTCATCCGGCCTCACGTAGGTAGATTCTGTCGCGGTGTAATAGCGCGTTTCGTCCGTGCTGCTCTTGTAGAAGTGCCTGGCACATTCCCCGTCTATGAACCGGCTGGTCGCTTCGATAATCGCCTCAATAACCGAATCATCCCCCGTGTCAGATTCAAAAGTCTGACCGGAAGAAGTCATCCATGCCTTAAACTCTGATAGGGTGCAATACCCGTTTGTGATGGTCATGTCAGTCCTCGTAGTAGAGGATGACTTCGCCTGACTTTGTATCCCCGCCGGATGCAATCACCACGCGAGGAACGCCATTCAAGAGCGGTGGTACTCTGTCCCCGCCGGATGTGCCAGTCAACGCCACGCCGTCAGCAACCGCATGAACCAGGTCTCGCGGATAGTACAGCGTATCAGTCGTTCCAGCGTTCGCCTTCGCAAGCAGGGGTTTTGCGAATACACCCTGACAGGTTACGGTTACAGTCGCGCCAGTCAATATACTTCCCGGCTTGTAAAGAATCGCGTAAAGTTTACCGAGTACGTTTGATACGTGGTTAGCTGTTACGCTTCCGTCTGCTGCCGTTGTGAACTTGATTGATATTTTTCTCATTGGTTTCCTTTTCGGTAGGCGGTACAGTTGCCCGTGTTTCCGGTTTAGGCGCTTCTTTGACGGGTTCACAGATGCCGCGTTTTACCAGGTCAACGTGGTCAATATCAACCACGTCTCCAGCCTGATAAAATATCTCATTCGTTTCCCGTCCTCTGAAGTCCTGTAAAAACTTAACTTTCATAACTACTCCACGAACCGCCACTCAACGGTGATTATCACCGTTCCTGTTCCGGCTTTACTACCGGCGCACAGATAAGTAAGGGAATCACCAGCGTTTATTCTGGTAGCAAGCGCAGTAACATTTACTTCACCCCAAGCGCTTTGACTTATGGCTGAGTTTCCGGTGTAATAGGCGTCATCGTCGCCCTCGCGCCCGATCTTTAGCGCAACACCAGCGTCCGCGCTTGATGCTTCAACGTAAAGAATGTTGATTTTTTCGATCATTGCGGCACGGGTGAAATGCTCCATAACTGTTTGAGCTACAGCTGCGCCTGATAAATCAATTACAGCACTATGCGAAACGTTTATCTTATCGTTGCCACGTGCGATGTAAGTTCTTGCCATTTTTTACTCCTTTGTTATAGGGAGGGAGTTTCCTCCCTCCCTCGTTTTACCCGTCAGCCGTCAGGCTACACGCCCACGTAGTAGGTTATCGCGGAGGCTTCAGTGTCGCGCTGTTTCAAACCAACGCGCATCTGAGCAACAATCTCTGTGGAGTCTGACGCGGCGAACCGGGTCGTTTCCAGTTTGAGATGGCGCATCCAGCCGAGTTTCCATTGATCGAACCGAACCGCCAAAATCGCGCCATAAGCGTTGTTTGTGGCGGTATCCTGGTCGATCTTGCCAGCGCTGTTGGCCTTGCGGTTGGAGCTTGCCTTGTGCATATTGCCGGAGGCGTAAAGCGGATAACCAAACAAGCGGACAAGTTTCCCGTTCTCGATGGTCGGTGAAGCGTACACATCGCGGGTCAAAACTTCCGGCAGGGTCATGGTCTTGTAGTAGGTATTCAGGTCAACGATGTAGCCCACCTTGCTTTGATCTAACCCGTTGATTCCGGCAGTCCCCATCAGTTTGACGGTTTCGATGAAGTCGGTAATGTCGAGCGATCCGGCAGCACTGCGGCTGTTGGCTGTGGTGGTAACGAGCGGGGATACCCTGAACCCGTCCCAAACCATGAACCAGTCGGTCGCGGCAGGAGTTCCGGCGATGTCGTTGATGTTAGTAGAAGCGTCAGCTACGTTGTCACCGTCAATGATTGCGGATTCCAAGTATTCCATGCCGGATTCTGCCAACTGTCGGCGTAACTCTGCGGCGAATGGAACCATCGCGGATTCTTCAAGCTCGCCAGTATAGAACACGCGAGCGCCCAATTTCGCAAGCGTCAGGCTCGCGTTTGAGGTTGCCAGGCGGCTTGAGGTGATGGTAGGAGCGGGAGCGCCAACAGTCGAACCGTTGGTGGTATTCTCCGCGACTTTGTACCATACCGGATCGGTGGATTCCAGCGGAAAGGTCATCGACTCTACGCCCTTTGGAAATTCAACGGCGGGGATTTTACTGATAATTTCAGAACCGCCGCGTATTGAGTTCCATAACGCGCTTGAGTAAGCAACGCCTACCCATTCGTCACCATAGCCGGCTGAGGTCGAGTAATCAATTTCGCCAGCCTTGATTCCGGCTGCCTTCATCGCCTTGCGACCCATCGCGCCCACTTCGCTCTTATCCTCTTCCAGTTTCAGGGATAACGCTTTGAGAGCGCCCTCACTTACCGGCTTGTTAGCGGATTTCAGCACACCGATCAAGGTCGCGGTATCGGCCGCGTCCAGATAATCAAACTTATCTGTGTCCCCAAATTTCTTTGCATACGGAGCGCGATCACTCGGAAGGCGGTTAGATTCTGCAAACTTCTTTTCTAACTCTTCCTCTTTGGCCTTTACGGCCTTTTCAATTTCAGCCTGAATTTCAGCGGCTTTATTAGCCTCTTCGGCTTCGATGGCTTTAGCTTTTGCGAGTTCGTCAGCCACCATTTTCATTACGTCTTTTTCTTCCATTTCAATCTCCTTGTTAGTTTTTGTTTCAATAGTGGCGTTGTCAGTCAACGCGGTATCACCCGCCTCTGTTGACCCGTCCTCGCCAGGAATCAATAAATCAGGCTGCCGCGCCTTCAAAACAGGAAGCGCAACTGCATAAGCATTAGCCGGATGCCGCCCTTCACCTTCGTCAATAAGCGAACCTTCTACCACCGGCCATAAGCGGATGAACCCGTCGCGAGCCGCCCGCGCGATATGTCCTATCGTGCCGGATGAAGCCCGCGCCAATCCCTTCTTTGCCGCCTCCCAGATGCGTTTTGCATACTGGTTGGTC